ATTTCTGCTGCCGGGTACAACTTCCGGTTCATCACGATATCGTCGACAACGGGCGTGATGCCGCGAACCACGATGTGTGGTTTGCCGTCGATGGTTTCAGTGGTGATGTTTGAAGCGGAGTTGACGACGGTCAGCACGTTAACGCGATTGCGCTTCATGCTGTGTCCTCATGGGATGGATAGTTAAGTGGTCTGTTGCCACTCCTTGCGCTCTTTGCTCAGCCTGTCAACGAGGCCGGTATTTACGATCTTCCCTTTGTCATCCAGCAGGCACGGCACATTAGCGCAATAGCAGTGATAGCGGTTGCCGCGCTCAGCGTAGAAAGCTTCCACTTGCTCTGTGGTATAAGTGTGTCCGTGCCGGGCTGCATGCCATGAGCGCGTTGTAGGCTTCAGTGCAGATAGCCAGAGAATGGCAGTGTTCAACCCCAACCTTTCCTTGGCCCAATCCGTTTCAAGCCACTGCGCTTTGCGTAGCGCTCCAACCTGTTCGGTCTGCGCGATGTTCTTGGCCTGCGCCATCGACACATCAAGCCGCTTGCTGATGATGCGGGCAGTTTCACGCGGGTTAACGCCACGACCGATTGAGTCCGAAACGACATTAGCCAGGTCAGCACGAGCTGCGTCACTGATGCCTTTCCAGTCGCTGTAGGTGGAGACGTAAGCCGCAGCTATCTGATTCTGATATGCCGGACTGCTCAGCAGCTGCGCCAGCGTGGTCTGCTGCTCGTAGATGCTCGATTGAACAGAAAGATTGGTGAACGCCTGCCGGGTGCCACGCTCATATTCAGCAGCAACGTAGCTCAGCGCCCACAGATTTTGACTGCCACCGTCGAGAAGGTGATCGTCTAATATCAGCTGTACACGCTGCAGCAGGTCAGCTAGTTGCGCGGCACTCATGTCGTAGATGTAGGTACTGGCATTCACCTGGTAAATCACATCGCCGTAAACCGCATGCGAGGCGTTACCGATTCGATCGGTACCGGTTAGCCGCTCATCGAACAGTTGCTTAAGCGCCAGCTTAATCTGGTAGTAGCGGTCATCGATGTCGCGGTACATCCTGCCAACCTGACGGGATGATTGTGTCGGGTCAGCTTTGTTGCGGGGAATTATCGGCGTTCCGATTCGGGTTCTCGCTGGCATCGTCGTCATTCAGCGGGTCCTTATCGTTCAGCTTTTTGTTTGGGTCAGGCGTGGATGGCGCTTTGCGTGGCTCAAGCTCACCCACGGTTCGCACCTCGTTTTCATCAATCGCAGGTGTGCCGAATGCCTGCTGCGTGTCTTTTGCAACAGTGGCCATTGCTTGCATATTGGCGATCTTCTCTTTCTCGCTTGGGGCGAGTAAGTCAGACCATGCTAGAGTGACATCTCCTGAGGTTGGCGCGTCGATAGCACCAAGATTCCAGAGCCGCTCAAGCAGCATTTGCACTACTGCCGTCTGGAATCCCCATCGGCGACCGTTACAGCGCTTAGCCCAGTCTGCTTTATCCTCATCCGAGGCGAGACGTCCGGTCTGCTGACCAAACAGAATGGTGAACGGGCATTGAATTGATGATGCGAACTCGTTGGCTGTCACTGTCCAGCTTGGCGCCGGGTCGGCAGCAGCAACTGACAGCACCGATGTGGTGCCAGACTGAGTGACCAGCGCCGAATCAGTGCCGCGATTCAGCTTCATCATCTTGTCGTTCATCGCTTCGCCGAGGTTTTCGTAACCGGCCTCTTTCGCCATCTTAGCGATGGTCGCCATATCCGTTTGCGCATCGAAGCTAATGCCCAACTGGCGGCTGGCGTTTTTCAGGAATCCTTCAGCGCTACCGCCGGATATCTTTTCGAGGTCCAGCAGCTTGTTGTAGCCAGCGCGGAGGAATGGCACGCCGGAAAGCATATTTTCATCTTCTGAGCCTTCGCACAGGATGATGACGCGATCGGGATGAACCGTAACGCTGCGCACCGGGCCGTAAGTGCCATCGTCACCCACTGGCTGCTCGTTGAACTGGTAGTTAACCGGTTCGCCGTAGGTTTCCGACATGGTGTCTGTGTCGAAGTTGCCAGGCTTAATCTGTGATTCCCAAACAGGGATGAGTTTGACGATCGCCTTATCACGCAGCCGCTTTACTACGGCGGTATCTACCGGCTCTTTCCACTCGCGACCATCCTTGAACTGGATGAGCAGCGCCGAATACCGGCCTACCAGATTGCGCCGGTCAGCATCTTTGATTTTTGCCCAGTGCTTACTCAGCAGCTTGGTTGCCGCCTTTTCCCATGGCGTGGTTTCGGTCGATTCTTTGTTCTCGTCACCGTCGATAATCGTCGGCTTATCCGTCCAGCACGATTCAAGCAGCTTATGCACAGCAGCATAGGCTACCGGGTTGCGCTCATAGGCGCGGTAATACTGGTCGAATCCAAGTTCGTCGGGATAACCGAACTCCTCATACAGCTTTGTGCGCTTGGTGTTGCCATTTCTGGCGCCATACATCATGCGCTGGCGGCCCACAGCATCAGCGAGGGCGTTCACAAGGAATTGCTCCCCGTTGCTTAGTTCACTCACTGATGAGCTCCTTAGAAGAATATTGCGCCGGTCTGTTTGTGGTTGGTCTTCGCTACAGCAAAGTAGCGGAACGCATCAGCACCGTGCGATGTGAAGTCGTGCAGTGGTTTATCTTTCCAGCAGCCGCGCTTGTCGTCCCACTCCTTGCGGTACCCCTCAAGGTGAGAGATTCCCAGCTCGCATTTAGCGGAGTCGAAGGCGCATTTAGGGAGGATTTCTCGCACTGAATCGATGCCGGTATCAACGCCAAGCTTTGGCGCGACCTTAAAGCGAATTGAGTAAACCTGCCCGTCGATTTCGAAGCCTTCAGCCGCTATCTGCTTGCGGCTTTTACCATCGCCAGCAAATTCACGGTTATCGATATCGTGTGGCGCCCAATGGTCACCGTATTCATAGCCGCGGTCTTTCAGCACCTTCATGTAGTGGCGCAAGCCTTCGCCGCTGTTCTCGTAATAGTCGATGACGTGGAATTCATCACCAACCTCACGCACGAACCAGATTGCGGTGGAGTCGCCTACACC